CCCTGCGGAGCTTAAGGCGAAGTATGAGATGATGACAATCGTCGGTGTCACAGACAACAGAGCCGGCAAAGGGCCGCATTTGAAAGTGGTGGGCAGATGAGTTTTAACGGGCGCCTAGAATGGAACAAAAGCGAACAGCAGATTCTCGCCGAGCGCGGTCTGCTGCCCGGCGGCGCTGTGCAAAAATGCATTGACAGCGCTGTTATTCGCTACTGCGAGCCCTACACCCCTTATGATACGGGCACCCTCGCGCACTCACCCAACACAGCGACGGATATCGGCAGCGGCGTTATCGTATATCCCGGGCCGTATGCGCGGTACCAGTATTACGGTAATGTGATGGGCCCGAATATCCCGATAAAGCAGGGCGGGGAAGTTGTCGGCTTCTTCTCGCCGCCGAACCGAGAAAAACATTTGACGGGGGCAAAGCTGCAGTATAATACCGAGGTTCATCCGCTGGCCGGCTCTTTCTGGTTCGAGAGGGCTATGGCTGACCATAAAAAAGACATTCTCAAGGAGGCGAGCCGGGTTGCCGGAAGTAAACACGATTGAGAGCTTGAGAGCATGGTTCAGAGGCTGTCCGGCCTTTGACAAGAGCAGCCGGTTCCGTGTTGATTACCTTGGCGCCGATCCGAGAGAATATGCAATTTTTGTGTCGCCTTCACCGCTTAACTTCAAAACGGACATACTCGGCAATGTCATTTTCGACACTAAGCAGACGCTGAACTTCATCCTGGCCAGCCGCGAAGCGTATGGGCCTGACGTGCTTCAAAACCTTGCGAACCTCGGCTTTTATGATGAGGTTATAAGCTGGATATGTGAGCAGAACAAAACAAAAAACTTCCCGATAATCCGGGAAGGGAAGGTTGAGTCGATAGTACCGTCGCTGACCCAGTATGTGTTCCAGGCGGGGACGGACAACGCGCGGTACCAGATTCAATGCAAGTTGATTTACAGGAGGTATTCATAATGGCGGACGTAACTAATTTTAACCTTGCGGCCGGCACTAAGGCCGAGCGAAAGCTACTTCTTACCTGCGTCAATGTCGGAACCACCGAAACGCCTGAGTGGGAAATTCTTGGTGTTGGGGTCGAGGATAGCTCAATCGAATTCAATTTCGAGGAAGAAGTCAAAACCGACATTCTCGGCAGGACGACCGTAACAATCAGCAAGCCGCAGCGCAGGCAGACCTTTGAACCGTTTACAATTATGGACGGGTCTAAGCTGCAGGTTAAACTCTACAACATAATCCGGCATGAGCGCTGGTCCGAGCTGTCCAATATGGATATGCTGCTTATACATACCTATGTCGGCACAGCCGGAGCGTATGAGGCGGAACGTTTCATCGGGTCCGCTATCAACCCGCAGAGCCTTGGCGGTTCCGGCACGCTGGATATGCCGATAGATGTCATCTTCGGCGGTGAGCATATCCTTGGTACGGCTTCGATTACGGGCGGCACTGTGACCTTCACGCCTGCCGCGGAGTAAGGGGGCAACCATGCCTAATTTCGAGTTTGATACCGGCTTAAAAACCTATACGATTAACGGCGATGAAAGCCGGACGATTATCTTTTCTCCGACCGACCAAGCGTTCATAAGGCGCCTGGGGGAAGTGTACGGCAAGCTCGAGACATTGCAAAATAAATGGGCTCAGGCCGCGAAAGATGCCGGGGATGACATAGATAAACTGCTAAAGACCATGGACGAGGCCGAAAAAGAAATGCGCGAGGCAATTGACTCCGTGTTTGGAAAACCGGTCTGCGATACCGTCTTTGGCGATCTTTCCGTTTATGGTATTGCAAGCGGCGCTCCCCTCTGGGCAAACTTTCTCTTTGCAATTTTCGATGAGTGCGACAAGGAGCTGGCGGCGCAGGAAAAAGCAACAAATCCGAGACTGCAGAAACTTCTCAAGAAGTATGGTAAGAAATGATGTACGGGCTTCCAACATCTCTTGAAGTAAACGGAACCGAATATCGTATAAGAACAGACTACAGGGCGGTGCTGGATATCTGCGCCGCCCTGTCTGATCCAACTATGAAAGACTGGGAGAAAGCTGTCGCCATGCTGCTCCTCTATGAGGATTATGAGAGTATTCCCAAAAGCGATATTGAGGAAGCTTTGCAGAAAGCAGCTTGGTTCATCAATTGCGGTGACAGCGCGCCCGGCCGACCGGTCCCGAAGCTTATGGACTGGGAAAAAGACTTTAAATGGATTGTCGCGCCTATAAACCGTATTGCCGGCACCGAGATACGCGCTCTTGAGTATCTGCACTGGTGGACATTTATCAGCTATTACTACGAGATAGGCGATTGCTTTTTCGCCCAGATAGTCAACATTCGCAATAAGAAGGCAAGGGGCAAAAAACTCGAAAAATATGAGCGCGAGTTTTATAACGCGAACCGAGACGCAATCGACCTGAGGGAAGAAATAACTGATACGGATAAAGAGTTTATCAAAAGAATATTAGAAGGCTAGACTTCGATGATTGAGGTGATCGCATGGCGGACGGGAGCCTTATATTCGACACTAAAATTGATTCTTCCGGTGCCGACAGAGACATAGCTAGACTGAAAGTTAAGCTTGAAAAAGCAACAAAAGATATTGCTAGACAGGCCGATTTAGTCGCAAAGCTTGAACAGAAACTTAAAGATCTTAATGCTGCGGAAGTTCCTACAGAGCAGTATGCAAAACTGGAGCAAGCTTTCCAGCGAGCTGACGCTCGGTTTCAGAGCTTGATTGACCGCCAAGATAAATTCCTCGCTACCGGCGGGAGCACGTCAAGCGCTACGTGGAAAAAGCTTCAATATGACATTGAGCAAACTGCGGAAAAGGTAAGAGAATACGAGTCGCAGATGGAGGCTATGAAGGCGAGCGGCAGCGCGTTTACAATAGACACCGCGGCTATACACGAGGTTTCTCTTAAGCTCGATGCCGCAAAAGCAAAGTTGGAAGAATTAAAAGTAAAAGCGCAAAATGCGGAAGCAAAGCTACAGCAGGCTCTTAATCCAGCCAGACCCAAAATTTTTGAGAAGCAGCTAGCGCGGATTAAAACCATGCTTGAGCGCGTTATCATTCGCGCGGCGTTGCTTACGGCGGTAGCGCGGGGAATTCAGAAGATAAAAGAATACTTCGCCTCTGCTATGAAAACTAACCAGGAATACGTTAAAGCGGTTGGTCAACTCAAGGCTGCGCTAATGACCCTAGCGCAGCCTATCCTGAATACAATCCTGCCGGCTTTTATCAAAATGGCTCAAGTTCTGACTATCATAATAACCGAAATAGCAAGATTTTTCTCAATGCTGACCGGCTCAAGTCTAAAAGCTTCCCAGGACTCAGCGCAAGCTCTCTACGAGCAACAGCAGGCGCTTGACGGCGTGGGAGCATCCGCTAAAAAAGCTGGGAAGGCCCTGGCAAGCTTTGACGAAATAAATAGATTATCAGACAATACAAGCGGTATTGGAAGCGCAGGTTCTGATGTGATTGCGCCGGATTTCTCAGCTCTGGACGATGCTGACGGTAAGCTTCAAAATATAGCAAAATGGGTCGGGGTAATTGGAGCCGGCCTTTTATTGTGGAAAATCTCAAGCGGTTTCACAACCGGGCTTGCAGCGACCGCACAGGCTTTTGCTGGGCTTGCCGCGGCTATTCTGGGGGCATATGAATTTTTTAAGGGTTTTGCAGACGCTATAACTAACGGTGTTGATTGGGACAATCTGCAGAAAATGATTGTTGGCGTCGCTCTCGCCGCGACAGGACTATATCTAGCTTTTGGCTCAGTTGGCGCTGGTATTGCGCTGGTTGTAGGCGGCCTTCTTATGTTGTACGCTGGATTTGACGACATTATCAAAAACGGTGCAAACCTGAAAAATACACTGCTTGTCATTGCGGGAATAATGGCAACGGGACTAGGGATATCCTTGCTGACCGGCTCACTAATTCCTCTGTTGGTTGCCGGAATCGCGAGCATCGTCATTGCTGTACTGGGGTTAACCGGAAATCTTGAAGAGTTTGTGGCCAACCTCAAAAATAATATCCTCGGGGGAATAATCGACTTCATCACGGGAGTGTTTACCGGTGATTGGGCAAGAGCCTGGGACGGCGTCAAAAAGATTTTCAAGGGTGTTTGGAATGCTATCGTAATTGTGCTTGAGAGCGCGATAAATCTAATTATTAAGGGCATCAACTGGCTTATAGATCGCCTTAACTCAATACAAATCTCCATTCCTGACTGGGTGCCCGGCATAGGCGGGAAGTCTTACGGAATAAACATTCCGCATGTATCGGAAATTAAGATCCCTCGTCTCGCCACCGGCGCCGTTATCCCGCCTAACCGTGAATTTCTTGCCGTGCTTGGCGACCAGCCGCGCGGCACGAACATTGAAGCACCGCTCGATATGATTGTTGACGCGTTCCGGCAAGCAATGCGCGAATACGGCGGGCAAGTAATCGAAAACATCGTAACACTTGATGGCGAGGTTATATACCGCAATCAGCAAAAAGTTGCCCGTCGGCATGGCGTTAGACTGGTAGGTGTACAGCGTTGAGTGTTTTCAAAATCGACGGGGTTGAATATCCCAGCGTTTACGTTACGAAGCTAACTCGTTCTTTCAACATTTTAGACGGTGAAAATGCAGGACGAGTAAAAATAGGCGATATGGTCAGAGATGTTATCGGAACTTACTATAACTACTCTATGGAGTTGGATACATCCGAGGCCTCTCTCGCCGAATATGACGCACTGTATGAAGTACTATCTTCGCCGGATGACTACCACACCGTTGTTGTCCCGTACGGTCAAACAACGCTCGAGTTTAAAGCCTACATAACAAATGGCGATGATGAGCTCCTGTCGATGGAGAATAAACGCAATCTTTGGGGCAAGCTCAAAGTCAACTTCATCGCGATGCAACCTCAAAGGAGGCCGTCATGAGCGCTAAGTTAATATATAAAGACATAGCTCCGGGCGCTGATGTGGATGCCTCTGTCATTACATCAGACGCCCGGAGCTTTTGTTCACCGGCGTTGCTACCATTCAATACATCGGTCCCTCCAATAATCACACTAGAGCCCAATATGTGGCTGCTTGACGGCAGCTTTAAGCTGTTAAGAAATCAGGATATTCCGTTCTGGTCGAAGCAAATGAGCGACGAAAACGGTGTATTCAGCACCCCGCCGGTCATCGAAATCGAGTTCGACGAGCAATACAC